ACTACAATTTTATTATCTTCTATTACAAGATTTGTTGTATTTATTGTAGTTGTTGATCCACTTACTGTTAAATTACCACTAACTGACAAGTTTGCAACAGTTGTACTGCCTGCAATACTTTGTCCTCCCGTAGTACGGATAACAGTACTATCAGCAACAACATTACCACCACTTATAGCAATACCACTACCAGTGCTTACAGCAAATGCACCTGTACCCGAAGTATAGCTTAGACCGTTTCCACCACTAAACTTTCCTCGTATTGTAGCAGCCGTTGGTCCAGCAAAAGCATATTGTCCAGAAACTTGGTTATATGTAAGAGAACCAAGGTCGCTATCACCAGAAGTTGCAACACTCATCAGACCTCTAATAGCAGCATCGCTTGGGCCTGTATAACTTATCTGTCCTGTGCTTTGATTATAAGTAAAACTTCCTAAACCTCCGTTATCAACTCCAGACAAAGAACTTCTTATATATGGCTGATTCAGAGCCATATTTGCACGAGTACCACTTACTGTAACATCAATTCCCGTGCTAAAATTAAATATACCAATATTATTTGCTTTCTGAACAGTATTGTCTTCAACAATAGCGGAAGGAGTAGCTGTAGCATTTACATTACTGGTAGCATCAATATCAACACCATTCAATGACATATTTGTGCCATCAAAAGTAATATTCTTTGATGAATTACCAAAAGTAAACTTACCGCCAGTTAAGTCAAGAAATGCTCCGGCTTCACTTCCAGACGGAGGATTATTTGCATCTGGCGGCGCATTTGCACCTGTACTTCTTAACGTACCACCAGTGATTGCGCCTAAGTTTGCACTTAACGATGAAAGACTTTGAGTAGTAATATGACATGCAGCAATAGTTGTTGCAGCAAGAAGATTTGCTACAACTGAGTTCGCTTGTACAGATTCTGCAACAACTGCTCCAGCAGCTATTTGTGAAGTAGTAATTTGATTTGCTGCTATCGTATTCGTAGTAACTGAGTTTGCTGCTAGCTCTGAAGTAGTAATTTGATTTGCAGCTATAAGATTTGCACTAATTGAGTTCGCAGCTATCTGATCTGCAGATATTTGATTTGCTGCAATCTTATCTGCTGTAATTGCATTTGCAAATATCTTATCAGTAGTAATACTACCAGTTACAATTAAATCTCCATCAATTATCTCAGCTTGGTTTACCCAGATAGACCCATCATAACTCCATGTGGCTGTACCCGTAAAGTTTGCTATTGTGCCTTCAAAGAAAGTTGCTTGATCACCAATAACAGCATTACCCGGTCTATCGGACCAGTTACTATCCCAAGCTGCCTGTGCGGTTGCAGTATTTGTAGGCAGAATAGTTACAGGTATCTGCCAACGTCCTGGGCCACGCTTACCTCGAGCATTTACATAAAACTCTGCTGCATATACTCCAGTATTACTTTTCTCTACTTTTGCTAAAATTGAATCAAAAGTAAAATCAGGCTTTAGAGATTGCTTATATACTTTCACTCCTGAGTGAGCTTTAGTCAAACTTTGTCTTAGAACTAAAGAAGTATTGCTTATTACTTCTGCAACTTCTGCATATTCTGCATCTGTTTGTTGAGTACCAGGAGCACTTGCTGCTGTAAGTTTTATTAAATCTCCTGCAGCAAAGTGCGAAAGAAAAGCACTTGATGAACCAGTAATTGTAGTATTTCCAATCGCACCGGTAACAGTTCCTGCTGTTGCACTTAAACCATTATCAGAAGCTCCAACTTCTTTATAATAATTAAAAGCAATTGTTTCCCCGCCAGCATCTACTGCAATTGTATCTGTATGTACTTGTACTGCTTTCCACGGATCGCTGGCTCGAGTGCTGTGATCATAGTATAGATATGCAGCAGTATTATTTGCCATTGCATTAAAAGCTTGCTCAGTAAAATTTGTACTTCCACTTGTTACAGCAAAATTAAAACCTGCCGGAGTAATATAAGTATACGTTGGTTCTTCAAATAAAGTTTTTCCAGTCCCATAATCAAACTCTAAACTTGTAGTAAGTGTTCCTCCTAAAGGTATATTTGTAATACGATTAAAGTTTGGTGGAGGTGCTGTGATAGATCGAGTAGCTGTTGCATAAACAGACTTAGCTCCTGTATCCGAAATAGTACGAATACGAATAGAAAAAGTTCCGGCAGAAGCATTAGGCACTCGAATATTCTGAGTACCTCCACCTACTTCTATTTGAGAAAATCCTCCTTCAAGAGGCCCATCTAATAAATTATGTGTTACTTCATATCTATTTACATACTCATACGGCAGAACTCTACTGTTTTGGTTAGTATCTGTAATAGTTTGTTCTGGAGCAGTCCACCCAATAATTGCGTCTAATCCTTGATCAGAACCATCAATAGAAGTGCTTGACGCAGGTACTAACTCTACTGTTACATTGGTAGGAGGGGGAACTTCTGTTGCGGCTCCAGAAAAAGAAGAATAATCAGGAACATAAACAGGTCGAGCAATCTCTAGTTCTTCATACTTATCTGTCGCAACAATTCCTGCACTAATTTTATAAGAAGTATTTGCTGTCTCTTCCTCAATTCCTATGATTCTAAACTGTTTTAAATCTGATGTTGCATGCTCTAATGCGGGACCAATTGCCCATATTACATCAGTATTCGGAGTTGAAGAAAATGCTTGACTGGGAACTACAATAGTATTTTGACTTCCAGAAGTAGCCTGTATAAATCTTTTTTCAATTCGAGTGTTTTCCGAAAATTGTGCAATAACAGCATTTCCACTATCATCTACTAAATTTGCTGCTGTCTCTTTAGATGTAATAGGATTACCGCTTGCATCCCCCAGAATAAGAGAACCTCTTTTATAAACTACACTATTTATTGTTGCTTCTTCTGCTTGGTCTAAATATGTTCCCGAATCAGGATAAATTAAATAAATAATGTGAGAGCTTCCCCCAGCAAACCCACTTAAAGATATGAGTTTATCAAGAGTGAAACTACTTGCATTTAGTGTGGATAAAATTCTACCGCTTGCAATAAGATTATCAGCATAATGATCTTGGATATTTATATGATCACCTGGCCGTAAAAAAGAAGCATTTACGGCAGTAGCAAAAGAAACCAACTCGGTTTCTTTTGTAGCGGTAAGCATATGCCACTTACCTAGCCGTTGTGCCTGTCCTTCAGAAGTACAACCAAAAGCAACCACATCTTTATTTACAACTCTTCTTTGCTCTAAAATATTTGCAGTGTCATCTATAGTTAATACTGTTTGTTTAAATAATTCTTGAGGATTTGTCCAAGTAACATTTACTTGATTGACTCGAGCTCGTTGTCCAGTAAAAGTATATTCAAATAATCCATCTTTTACATTTCCATTTGTAAATGTATATACAGGTTCTTTAAAAGTATCTTGAACAGATACAATTTTGCCATCAATCCAATACATCATTGATCGGAAAGTAGAAGATAAATCTTTTAGTACTTTATATGCATCTTCTTGTCTGCCTAAGTATACGTTACACGCAAAACGAGGCTCTAAGCCGCCTTTTCCATCAGGTACTAATTCATCACAATATCTTGCAATTTGATAAAGAGCATACTTATCTATATCTGTTTCTTTTAAAAAGTTTCCCAGCCCTATTTCTTTATCTATAAGAATATCATAAAATATCCAAGCAGGATTATTTGTGTATACTTTAGGTTGATTTACAGTATGTGAGGAACCAGCATCTCCCCGGAAAGAACCATCCCAGGTTACATAAGAACTTGCATCTGTTCCATTAGTTTTGTGACGAGTATACTTAGCTTGATTACTACCTAACTCTTCTCGAGTAAAATAATTTGAAGGTACTTTTACTTTTTTACCACGAAGATGATAAGCCCTAGAGGGAATACTACCAAAATCTTCTGCTGAAAACTCAACAACACCATACGCAGACATTGGATAGCTTAGTCTTTCTTCAATAATTGCTTCGACTGTTTTCACACGAGTCATAGCAACTGCAGTATGCTTTTCAGGCGTATAATCTTTTGAAGAGTCAGGGCTTAATCTTTTTATACCAATACGCCAATCGCCTAAAGGCTGAAAAGGTTTTAAATCTATATCAAACTCTTTTATGAAAGCAACTTTTTGATTCTTTTTAGATACTACTCCATTACTCTGTCGAGTGCCTCCGCCAGAGTATAAAACATCTCGTTGAGTTTCCATTAATTGATTCCATGCAGGAACACTTGTTATAAAGTCAGCCCCTCCATAGTCTCTACCTACCATTAATTCTTTTGTAAAAGTACCGTCAGAAGCGTCTGACTTATACTCTAAGGTAATTTGAAACTCTGCGTAAGCAGTATGTTTCTTACCCGATGCTCCTGTCAAAGAAAGACCACCAGGAAACTCTAAATTTATTTTTACTCTATCAACTTCTTCTTTTGAATTCTGAGACATCGAAAAGCTGTCTCCAGTAATAAAGTAAGTAGACTGCCCTCCTGTATTATCCTGTGAAGTATGCCATTTTAAATCAAAATTAGGGCCAAGAGTATAAGATGCAGCAGCAGTTCCTCCAGGTGATATATGAGCAGGTTGACTACGAGTTCCTCTATAGAAAGCAGCTTTTGCACTCTCGTAGTTTTTTCTACTATTTCCAGAGGAAAGAAGCCCTGCAGAGTGAATAGCTCCACTAACTTTTGCAGAAGTACTGGTTGCAGCTCTAGTAACTGCTGAAGCTAAAGTTGCCGTAGTAGCATTTGTAATTGCACTTATTCTTCTAACTTCATCTACTTCAAAAGTAGTTCCTGCAGAAACAGCCTTACCTATTGGTGGAGAAAGAGTTGCCCGATTCTCTGTACCACTTCCATGATTTCCTACATTTATAAGTATACCTTGGTACATACCACCTGTTGAACTTGCTCCAGGAATTCGTACCATAAAAGCAACTGGAGCTGAGTAACCGTGAACAACTCCATTTGATGCATCCTCTGTTATAGGACGAAGCATACTAGTAGTAAATATATTATTTGCAGCAGATATTAAAGTAACTGCATTCACTGCCATTGCAGAAGCAAGTGTAGAAGTTTTACCCGCTCCTTTAATTTGAATGTATCTAGGATTTGCAGCAAGCTCACTCGTACTCAAGCCAGAGAACATCCCTGTTCCGCCAGTTTTTGTTGCATTTGTAATATTTGCACCACTAACAGTAACAGTGCCTTGGATAGGTTGAAATTGAGTGATTGTACCGCCATCAATTATTGCAGTATCATTTAGATATATTCCTCCAAGGCCTCCTACTATACCTTGAACCTCTCCGGCAGCAACTAAATCATATATGATGGCTCTTTGTTTTTCAAATGTACCTATAGTCATGCGGCTACCTCGAATTCATTATTATCATTTGGCACAGCTACATCCACATTAGTATCTATAAAAGGAGAATAAGGAATTATGGGACCAACTTGGTAATTCACTATTCTTCCTCCTCTTGTTCGTCCAAATTGACTCATAATTTCTGGTCTAAAGGACATACTCATAGGTGCTCCGCCTACAAGAAGTTCTCCATAACATACAGGCACAGGAAGGCCTTGCTGCATATTATTTGTAGGTCCTGAAAATAAATATCCTTCTTCTTGCTTTGTATCTGTTTCGGGGCCGGGAGCCATAATCTCTGCCAGTCCTGAGAGGGCTAAATTTGTTGCAAGACCCACTAATAATTTACCAGTAAAACTTAAACCTGTAACAGTACCTGCAGTACCTGCAGCTGCTGTTCCTGTTGTAACGGCATACCCACCTGCTGCAAAACCTCCGGTAGCTGCAACTACAGCAATAATTGCTATTGCTGCAAGTATTTTTGTTCCCCCTTTTGAGCCTGCAGGGACTTCAGTAATAATTATATCTTCTTTATTTAAAGAAAGTAATAGTTCATTTTCATTTTCAAGATAATCTTCGCCTCTTTTTATTTCATAACCAATACCAGCATCTGCTCCCTCAAGTAGATGCTGTCTAAATCCTGGGGTTTGGCATTCAATGAGTTTAAATATGTCACGAATATTTGCACACTCAGTTTCCCAAATGCTACCAAACTTTGATATTTCTCCTACTAACTTAACTTTTTGCATATCTGACATACCTTGATACTTTATTTATCCATAATGGATATAAACTTTCTCTACAAGAGAGTCGGTTTACCGCATGATGCATAAATATATCTTCTTCTAAATAAATTCCACAATGATTTGGTACGGAGTTATATACCTTAAAAAATATTAAATCTCCAAACTCAGGTTCTTCTACCTCTATAAATCCAAATTCTTTGAATAAATCATCAAAATAATTTAACCCATCTTCCCACCAATTATCTTTAAATTGTATTATTGGAATAGTTCTATTTAATTTTTCTTTGTAAAAATCTCGTGCTAATGTATAACAATTATTTGTTTCAAACTCGTATTTTCTTCCAAGTAGCGCTTCTTTTCTGGGTGTATACTCTACTCTTTTTCCCTCTGGAACCGAGTAAACAATATACTTAACTCCTAGATAGTCACTCGCTTTTTTATCAGCCTCACTTAACTCTGCCGAAGTATTTGGATGACTATGCACTACCGCATAGATATCTCCTGTTAAACTTGCTCTTAAATAGTCATCACTGTTTATTATAAATTCTTCCTCTGGATTCTCAGCTTCATTTGTAGATGGAATCCACACTAATTTTCCTTTTTTATTCTGTAGTATACCGCATCCTTCTTCTGGATACTTTTCTAAAAAATATGAAAGTATTTGTTTATCTTCTTCGCTGTACGACACCAGGGAATCCTCCAAAGGGAAGTGCTTGTTTATTATCCTGTAAAGCATGAAAAGCGCCGCTTACACTTGGATGTAGTTTTGCTTGAAATCTAAGTCTGCAGGAAGTTATTTGTTTTCCACATCTATCTGCTCTAGTCCAAAAATCATTTTCACTAATATTTCCAGATGTTTGACTTCCCCCATACCCTGTAACAGTTGTTCTTTGTGCTCTCCAAAAGGCTCCATTTTGTAAAACAATATCATTGAATCCTTTGTCTTTATATCCATAGTAGGTACCGCTTGCAGAAAAAGTTTGATAAGGACGAACTTTTCTAAAAGCAGTATTTGTATTTGAAGGCCCAGTAGAAGTGCTTCTTATACAAAGCCAGTATTGCCTTGTATTAATATCATTTACAGTTGAAAGAACTCCTGAACTATCATATCTTTGTAGTTGAGTAGCAGTAAAATAAAAAGAGTTTTGACTATAACTTCCTGATGCTTCTAATGTAGTACCCGTAGCAGCTCCCGTAAGAGCAGTTTTTAAGAGTATCATTTCATCGCTTTCATTTGCAGCTAATAAATAGTCTGTTCCTCCAATATTTATTTTATTATCTAATCTCCAGGAGCAGCCGCCTTCTTTATCTACTTCTGCTAGTGTTGAAGAAGCTCCTTGATATTTCCAAGGACAGGCTCCTCCTATTACAACTCTTCTCGGAAGTTTTATTCCTGCTAAATCAAAAGGAGCAGCAAGTTCAAAAGTTACTCCCATAATAGACTTTGAAGCAATTCTATCAATTACATAAGTTATAGAGGGAAACTCTACAGGAGGCGTTGAGTCTCCTGAGTTTCCAACTAAATATTTTTCTTGAGTTGTTCTTCTCGTGATTCTTCTTCCAATTAAGTCTTCAAAACCCAACCCTCCTAAAGCATCTTTAAAAGTACTTTCTATATTTGCAACTGTCATACTTGGACGCGATATTGCTCCATCAGATTGTACATCAAATCCCTCAAGCTGTATTGGTATTGCGTTGTAAGTTCTTACTGTACCTCCACTATCACGAAACTGAATAGATGTTAAGTCTTCATCTATAGTTGGTGTAAAATATGCAAAAACACCATCAGCATATTCTAAATCATACAAGGTAACTATAGAAGATTCTACTCCTTGTTTTTGTACATTTTCAACTATTGCCGTCATTCATAAACTCGTCTAAATTTTGCTGTTAAGCTATAAAAATCTTCGTATTGATAGTTTTCTGAAAAACTATCACAAACTACACGAATTGACTTTTCATCATCTGTTGTATTATCTAGTATACCTGTGGCTTCTTCTGTAGACGCGTGGTCTGGTACAGTAAATACAAAAGCCGTAACACCCTTTGTACTTTTTAAATATCCTGCAATATTTTCTATTTCTCCACGAGTACGATTCTTAAATGCTACGCTATATACTTCCTGTACACTATTTATTCCATAAGTTGTTCTTTGTTCGTAGCCATCGCCAAAGTTTACTCTTCGAACTTGAGGAGTTGCTTGTCGAGTCATACCTTTATCTGGAAGAACATTTAAACTTCCAAAATCACTTGATGTTGTAAATCCCAGTGCCATTAGATTCCTCCAGCAGCGCCGTATGGACTTAATATACCGCCTGGGCGTCTTTGTCTTTGTAACTCTTCTTGAACTGCTGAAGAAATTACTCTTCCGAGTTGTTCGCCCTGTCCCGGATCTCCAGAAACATTACTTGTTCCTTGATCTCCTGACATGTTTACTGTTACACCAACATTATTTGTAGTAGGATTACCGCCGCCTTTCATGTCTACTGGTATCTTTCCGCCACTTGGTAAAGGTACTACTGCTTCAGTTCCATGCAACATTGCAGGATACCCAGCTTGGGGGCCTCTTGCAATACCTCCAGTAGCATAGCCCATAGGCTTCATACCATATCGTGCTGGGGCAAAAAGACCACTAATAAGTCCAAAAAGACCTGAACCTGCTTCTCCTCCGGTTCCAATAGTTCCAATAAGATCTGAAAATATATTACCAAATCCCCCCAATAAACTTGTAAAAGTTTTTCCCATTTGTCCAAGAAAACCACCAACAGTATTTTCTTCAAAAATACCTTTAAAGTCATTTATAAAAGGACTAAATACACCACCATCTAACTTTTTAGCAAACTCATCAACTTGTCCAGAAGGATTCATATTTAGTTGTTCACTTTTATTTGCTGTCATACTACCTATAGTATATCTTTTTGCTGTTGTTAATAGACTGGGTCCTGCAGCAGCCCCATGTATACCAGGTCCTTTGGACGGATCATTTGTAGGAAGCCCTGAATTAGGATCAATAGTTATTCCTCCTCCACTAGCTGGAGGCGTTATTCCGCCGACTCCCGTACCAAGTGCTGCACGAATTTTATTTGCTACTATGTTTCCTCCAGACTGAAAACTTTCTGCTAAGTCAGTTTTTAATTCCTTTCTTTCTGAAGAAAAGCCATTTTCTATTGCATCTTGCATTTTTTCTGCAGGATCTTTTGTGCCTGTTAGCTTTTTCATTAAGCCTGTTGTCAGTTGTTTTGCGAGAGTATCTGCTATAGAATCAAGTACGCCTTTTACCATATCTCGAAAAGCATCTGCAAACTGCTGCTCTGCTTTTATAAATTTAGCAAGACCGCTCTCAACACCACTTTCAAAAGCTTGTGCAGCCGCATCTCTTATTTGATGTATACCATTTAATTGCCTTTGAAGCTCTGCAGTTTGTGCTTGTAATACTGTAAGATTTGCTTGATCTAATGCAATGCTTCTTTCTCTTGCATCATTTGTTTGTCGCATGTCCTCGCCGCGCTGCCTTTCGTAGCCGACTTTACTGTTTAATAATCTATCTTCTTCTGCTCTGCTTTCTGCTAGTAGTTTTTGCGCGTGTAATATCTTTTGTTCATGATCAAATATTTTTACCTGATTCTTTGCTATAACTACTTTTTTCTTAATTTCATCTTGAAGTAGTTTTGTTTTTCCTGCAAGAAGCTCTGCTTCTGCAGCATCTATCGCAAGTCCCGCAGTTTTTACTGCTGTTTCTCTAATTGCTACCGACTCGAAAAACTCACTAGCTTCTTTTATTGCTGCTACTCTGGCTATTTCGGATTCAGTTTTTCCTTCATTTGCATCTGCTGTTGCTTCTATTAAAAATAACTCTCTGCTTAGGGCATCAATGTAAGCATCTGTCTCTGTTAGTGGGAGCATTTTAGTTTTTAATTGAGCATTTGTATTTGCATTTTCACTTTGTAAACGTGTTAGTTCTGTTACCTGTTGAGCAAGAGTTCTTACAGCATCTCGTTGCTTTAACATAGCGTCTATGTTTGTTACTTGCCCTTCGTACATGGCATCAAGACCTTCTTCAAATTCTAATACTGCTTTATTATTACGGAATCTTTCATTTTTTAATTTTTTTAATTCCTCTCGTTCTCTCATTAAAATATCTACAGCACCTTTTGTAGCTGCCGTAACAGTTGTTTGACCTTTAACATACTCTCCAAAAGTTTGATTTGCTTTTGGGCGTAATGCATTAAGCTCCGATATAATTCTATCGTAATCCATCCTTGAACCAGATAGTTGAGGGGCTTCTAGATTTCCCATGGTAGCCAAATCTGCATCACTTATTCTTCCTCCTCCAACTACTTTATCTCTAAGTGATGCTTCTTGTTCTTCTAGTTCTTTAACTCTTTTCTGTGCTGAAACAACGTCATCTATATAGCTTTGAGATACTGCTTGAAGATTAGATGTTTTAAAAGCCTCCGTCAAAGTTTTAGAACTAACATTTCCTATTCTATTTCCAAATGCTTCTAATACTTTATTTCCTCGTTCAAACGTATCATTTAATACATTTTGCACAGCTATAAATTTATCTGTTTCTTCTCGGAGAGTAGCTGATTTTTCTGCCAAAAAATCATACTTATTTCCAACTTCTTCTGCTTCGTCTTTATTTCTAAAGAAGGCAATTGCAAGTGCTCCTATAGAAGCAATTAAGGTTATCCAGCTAATAGCACCTAGTGCTGCTGCCATAAATCCTGCTGCTTTTGCTGTGAAAGTAGCAAGACCTGCAAGAGCTGCTTTTGACTGCACAACTCCTGCTTGAACACCTGCCGCCATTTTCATTCCTACTGTAGCAAAGTCACGTTGCATTTTTTTAGAGGTGGATGCATTCACAATTCTCATTTTTTGCATTGTTGCTTGCAAAGAAAGAAGAATCTTTTTATCTTTTATTTTATAACCACGAGCTTCTCTTGCCAAATTATTTTCAATTTGTTTTAATTGTGCGTTTGTTAATTTTTTTCCGTCTTTTAGTTTTTGAAGTAAGGAACGTTTATTTATTTGTGTTTTCTTTAATGCAGCAGTCGCTTCAGCTCCAATTTCTTTTCTAGCTGCTGCTCTTAATGACTTACTCGCGGCTAGTTTTTTAACATCTATAAAATACTTTTTTTGTGCTATTTGTGCTTTTGCAAAACTATCTTTTGCGGTTACAGCAGTGGCATTTAAACTTGATTGAAGATTAGTAAGACCAGGAAGAGCCCCTCTAAGTACGGAAACAGTAAAAGGAGCGAAAGCAGCGACTATAAGAGCAGGAAACTCTTGTAGCATAAGAGCAATTGGAGTAAGAAATTTAACTGCAAAGTCTTTTATACTATTAACAATATCATCAAAAGCAACACCCAGTTTTTGAAAATCATTTGAAGAAATTGCTACAACTTCTCGAATTGCACCATATTTCATCTCTGCTTGTTCTAACACATCATTTGCTACTGCTTGACTTCGTTGGAATGCAGAAAGTTCTCCAGTTATTCCTAGAGAAGTTTTATATGCTTCTGTGGCATCTTTTAATCTTAGTATAATACCAAGTTCATCTAAAAGCTCTGGTTCCGCTTTTGTTACACCACGAACTAAACGATTAAATGAATCTGTTAAATCTCTACCAAGAATAGCAGAGGCATCAGCTGCTGCCTTGCCTAACTTTGTAATTGTTTCAGGACTTAATCCTGCCGCAGTAGCAATAGCCCCTGCTTGAGCAGCCTCTTGAAAGCTTAACTGAGATTCTGTAGCTTTTTGAATATCTTGAGTTAAAGATTTCATTGAAGTACCAACAGCTGCAGTATATGCAAGTTGGCCTTCTTGTAATTGTTTCAAAGATCCTGCTTGTTTTAAAAAGTTAAAAGCAGCACTTACAGCAAATATCTGAGCTGCAAGAGTAGCATAAGCAGCAACCAAACCGCCCGTGCCTGCAGATAATGCAGCAAATTGTTTTCCTCCTGCACTAGCTGTCTGAGCGGCTCCTCTTATATTTTTACGAGTATCTCTAGTAGACTTTGAAGTTTGATCCATAGCGCCCTTAAGCTGGCGCTGATCGACTGCCATCTTTTTGGTTGTGCCTTTATCATCAACTATTACGTCTACTAGTACTTTACGTTTTTTAGCCACTTAAATTCGCCTTTGCTCTCGCTTGATTGTCTCGTTGCTTTTGCTTTCGAGCAAGCTCTTCGGATCTCGTAGATACCACTATAGTTTCATATACTTTTGCAAAATAAATTACAGTAGGAATATCGTCAATTTTATACACTTCGCAAAGAAAATGAGCTGCTGCCCAGTCTTTGCCTAAGTACATACCTGACATTCCATCCCATCTATCCGATAAAAGGTCAAATACAAAAAATGCCACTTGCACTTCATACGGAAACGCTGAAGCATCTAGTGGCATTTTATCAGGATCTGGTTCTTGTCCTAGTTGTTCACAGAGTGCAATGTATTTACTTACATCTATTTTTTGAGTTGACTCACGTACGTACCGCTCAAGCAGCTTTCTAACTTCGGCTACTTGCTGCCAGTAAAATTTTCTAAGTCACCTACTGCCTCTGTTACCCAAGTATCAAAAGATGTTGCATTCTTCATAAGAAGTTCTGCATTATCTTGTGTATACGGCAACTCATCGTCAAGGTCTAGCTCTCCTACATCTACCAAAAGAAGCTCTTCTAGGTAACGATACTTGAGACCTGTCCAACCTTTTATAACCGCTTTTGTATATTCTACAATGAACTTATCTTCATCCAAATCTTCTTCTGCTTGATGAGTTCTTTTATTCCATTTTGTGGATACGCATCTTTTTCGCAGCT